GTCCGTCGTGTTCGCTTCGTCATGTTCGCTCCTGATCCGCGGCAACATCGCCGCTGTCAGGCAGGAAAGCCACCTATCGGGCTGTCCGAATTTCCCGAGCCACCTCTGAGCCTCAATGCTGCAGCCAATACGCTGGCCCTGTTTGTGCGCCAGACAGCAGTCTTGGCCGATGCCAGCCATCCGCACGCCATCGATGCCAAGGCGGTTGTGGAGGCGTTTCCGTCGAGCTTCCTCGGGGTGATGCTGGAGCGTCCTTCCGACCTCCCCGTGAGGCGCGGCGATCGGTCGGATGTGTTCTTCCAGCATCTCACCTCGGTCGGTGCCCTGCAGGACCTTGCACAACACCTGCTTCCAGGACGGCACGCGCGTCACTCTTGGACCGACGTGACCAACCACGATGATCGGGCTGCCTTGGTCTGTGCACTCACCGCCTTGGCCGTGGCACAGGGTGACTACACGGCAGTCGGAGACGACGATGGCTGGATCATCTTGCCTCCCCGTCCCTTCATCCGCCCCTGGGCATGGGACATCCTCGCGGCGAACGGCGAGGCTGAGGGGCATGTCGCTGCGGTGAACAGCGGAGCCCCGGTTGCCGCTTAGTGGACCGGCACCAGCCGGTAGTGAGCAGCGAGGACGCCGAGGGACACCACCAGCATGCCCTGGGCCTGGGCGTGTCCGATGATGCGGCCGCCCCAGCCATGGCGACGGGCCCATTCCGTGATGGAGAACTCAAGTCCGACCACGTGCCAGACGCAGGACGCCCCGGCGCTGTTGAAGCCGCCCAATGCGTCCAAAGCCTCGGCCACACGTCGCCTGCCGGAGTGCTGCTGCTCGGTGAGGGAGTCGCCGCTGCCACCCGGGATCTTCAGCAGCGACATGCCGCGCAGCGGATCGAGGGCGGCGGCACGGAAGTGCCGGCGGAACAGCGCCCCTGCGTCGTGCATCTCGGCGGTGATGGTGCCATTCCCGAGCATAGTGCCGAGGGTGTCGATGGCATAGCGATGCACCCGCGGCACCCCGTTCTCGGGGTCGGGTTCACGGACCGGCTCGGAGAACGAGCCATGCTGGAGCCGCCACTGCGATGGCTTGGACAGATCCTCCAGGACGACGGGGCTCTTCCGTCGGTTCTTCCTAGCGGCCATGGCCATGTCCTTCCTTGCGACGTCCCCAGCGGCGGGTGGCTTCGTTGGTGATGGCCTGGCGCAGCCAGGGATCGGTGATGTCCTGGATGGGCAGAGCCGCGACGCCATGGCGGTGCCAGGCCGCTGCACGCATGGCCTCAAGGTCACCGGTGGAGGTCGGGCTGCCGGCTCGATCCAGGCTGGACCGCGGCGGACGCGGCGCGCCAGGAATGCTCACGACCGCCCCTTGGGATGCCGCCCTTGAAGAGTAGTGACGTGTGGGCGGGTGGAGGGGGCGTAGAGGGCTGATATAATTATATTATTTATATAGATACTACTATTCAACTCTTCAAACGGGATTCTCCCGCACGTACCCCTCCGTCCGCGATATGCGCGCGCGTGAAGAGTTGAAAAGTAGTGGTTGGTAGCGTTTTCAGACACTTGTGCATGCCCTCTCTTCAATCTCGGCCAACTCTTCAAGGTCCGGCACTGCCGACAGCCATCCCGTGGCTGGGCCCTTCGCGCCCGGCACCTCGACGAGGGCGATCTGTCGGCTCTCCAGCAGCAGGGTCACCGCCTCCTCGCGCTCGTGCCGGGTGAGGAACTGGGTCTTCCGTGCGAAGTCGCTCCGGCTGATCCGTCCTGTGGCGCGGATCACCTCGAGAACTTTCTTCACGCGGCTCTCCGCCGGGGTGTCGGCGACGCGCCGATCGGCTTCCCGCAGCATGGTGGCGATGCAGTGCTCGACCAGCCGTGCTGCCCAGGCGACGTCGTGCGCTTCGGTGACAGGTCGCGCCGGGTTGCGACTGACCGCGGCCAGCAGAGCCAGTTTCGCGGTGTTCTCGGCCTGGCGTCCGAATAGCGCCGTGGCGGGAGTGCCGCGATGGGCGCGGAGTTTCACCGTCGCCTCCCTTCGGACTGCCGCCATCGCAATCTCGGCTTCCGGTGTCAGGGGCACCGTGTAGGGCCTGATGGCGGCATTCGCCTCCATGATGGCAGCGAGATTCCCGCCGTAGTCATGATCCACGGCGCCCGCGGCGATGGCTTGGAGAGCGGCGATCAGCTCTGTAGGAGGCTCCAACCGGGCGGGCGTCTCGTTGCGCTCCGGGTAGTCGTCCTCGGTGAGGAAGACCAGGAAGCGGGCGAGCGAGCCATCTGCCAGCGCCCCACCTTCCAGTGCCGTCCAGAACGGACCAGGGACGGTGACGCCCCACAGGCAGGCGCAGGGCTGCTCGATTGTCACGCGCGGACGTGCTTTTTGGTCGGCGTACTCAGTGCCGATGTAGGGTTCGGCCGCGGAGGTGTAGAGCTTGGTCAGCTCGGACCAGATCGCCGCCTTGTGGAACGGCGCACGTGGCGCCAGCACGAGCTTCAGGAACTGGCCGAACTCGTCCAGCTGGAACAGGCGGGCGGGGTGCAGTTGCAAGGACGACAGCAGCCCTGCCGATGAGGCGAGGTCCTCGCCGCCGAGGTAACGCTCCAGGTGGGCAGCCAGCAGCACGCGCTTTGTGCAACGCCGGGCGTGATCCTTGCCGCCACCGCTGTCGGCGATGCCCACGGCATAGAGGTTGCTGCGCAGATCCGTCGGCGTGCAGTAGCGGCGACCGGCCAGGGTGCCGACCAGGCAGAGCGCGGCGCCCAGGGCGAGAAAAGGTTGCGGGCTGACCGCAGTGGCCGTGGCGTAGTCCACGAATAGCTTCAGCGCGCCATCCACTGCCAGCAACTCAGGGGGGACGCGGTAGGAGAGGGGCTTGTCGGGTTGCTGCGTACTGTGTGCCAGCCTCTTCAGAAAGGCGGATGCTGGGTGTGCCTCCTTCGCCCGCTCGGCAGCGTCGCCATTCAGCGTGACCTCGGGCGGCGGCACCCAACCACGATCGATGGCCAGGCCATAGATCTTGCCAGCGCCGACGCTGTGCGGTCGCAGCGACGCCCACCTACGCTCCGCGGTGTCAGGTTTCCCGGACTGGCCAGATTTGGTGCTCGACTTCGACCAGTCGATCCAAAGCTGCCGCCCTTCGTCGCCCAGCGCCGCCTTGATGGCGTTGCCGATGGTGATCCAGGAATGCCCATCGAGATCGTCGTTCGGGATCCAGGCGAGCGCCGCGGCGACGGCATCATAGGTGCCACGGGGATCGGACGGCCCGCTCCAGATGGACGGGGTGGCGGGCCCCGCCAGCGTGGCAGGCTTCAGAGTGTCGGGAAGGACCGCATATGCGGCGTCGAGCCATTCCAGCACCTTCGACTCGGTCACCACCGGCAGCGCGTCCCAGGGCTGCTCCAGTGGGTTCTCGTCGGGCCAGGAATACGGTTGCTCGGTCCCCGGATGGACTGCGTAGGCGACGAACTGCTGGCCGTGGGCGAGCACTTCGAGCGGGGCCCGCTTCCGCCCGGCGAAGGGCGTGTCGGTGCGGTAGAGCAGCAACCGCTTCGGCGCCTGGCCAATGCGCAGGAACGGCGTCGCCCCCAGATGCTCGGTGGCGAGGTCGGTGAGGGCGTGCGCGATCGTGGCGTCGGGCACGTCGATGTCGAGCGCCACGACACTCCCGGTGGCGATGCCGATGCCGCAGTCCGGCCAGGAAGCCCAGATCTCCACCTCGTGCAGCGTGGTGGCCCTGTCGGCATGCCGGGTCCAGCCGGCATAGGGCGTCCATTTGCCCTGGCTGTATCGCCCCGGCACCTTGCTGCCCGGCATGATCGGGATCACGGCGAAACCGTTGTCCACCAGTTGGGCGCCGTGGCTGGCCATGAAGTTCTGCTGGTTCATCCGGGCAGCCCTTGCACCTTGGCGGCCGCTGCGTTGACGCCAATCTGCTGGTCGATCAGGGCGTCGACATAAGCGCCGCAGACCGTCTCCACGAAGCGGCTCCATTCGGCTGGCGTCCACCGCGCCATGTCCGTGCGTCCGAGGGCGTCGATGTACTCGCCAGCGGCGTCCCCAGCGCGGCGCATAGCGGTGAGCTCGAACTCATTGGGATCAACCATCCGCCGCTCCCTCCGGATTTCGAGGCACACCCGTGAGCAGGTCGGCACCGTCCAGTGCACGCGCAGCGCACGCTCGCGGCGGAACCAATTCCAGTGGCAGGCAGGGCGTTCGCAGGTTCGACATCTCACCCAAACCTCACGCCAACGATCTCGGTGTACTGACCCACAGGCCGGATCTGGATGGAGGTGGGTGTCGGCAGAGCCGCGATCGCCTCCAGCGCATCTGACACGGAGCGGGGTGCCGGCACACCCGGCACCCGGCGCTGCCACCAGGCACAGGCTTTCTCGCGGGGATAGCCGGTGTGCTCGAAGCAGACCCATTCACTGTGCGACATCAGACCGCAGCGGTAGGTCACGCGCAGCGATGGCGGCTTGCCCGGCTTCTCGTGGCGATCGTAGGTGATGCCCGAGACCTCGCACCACGTGGATTGCTGCTGGATCGAGAGCAGTGCGTCCGAGGCAGCACGGCTCGCTACCTTGATCTCCGGCGGCGGGAACTCATGACCACAGGCGGTGCACAGACGCACGCTGGCGTGGTTGATTGCCTGGCACTCTGGGCAGACCTTGATCGGCGCCTCGCCTGGCTCTTCGCCCTTCTGCTTGCGGCGGCCGTCTACGGTGTCGATCGGACCGTGGCGGGCGGTGTTGCCGGCGAAGTCGAGGACCAGGCAGTCCTCTTTGCCTTCGGCGAGGCGGGTGCCGCGGCCGACCATCTGGACGTAGAGGCCGACGCTCTTGGTAGGGCGCAGCAGCGCGATGAGGTCCACGCCAGGGGCGTCGAACCCGGTGGTCAACACATTGGCATTGGTGACGCAGCGCAGCCGCCCCGACTTGAAGGCCGCAAGGATGCGGTCGCGCTCGGGCCCGGGGGTGTTGCCGGTGACGGCCTCGCAGGTGATGCCGTGCTCACGGATCGCGTCGCGCACATGGAGGGCATGGGCAACGCCGGCGCAGAACACCAGCCACGAACCGCGCCCGTCGCCGTGGCGGACGATTTCCTCTACGGCAGCGCGGGTCACCTCATCCCGATCGACGGCAGCCTCGAGGTCCTTGGCAATGAACTCGCCGCCGCGGCTGCCGACGCCGGCCACATCGAGCTGGGTGTCGGTCTGCTTGGGGACAACGGGCGAGAGGTATCCCTGCTGGATCATGTCCAGGACAGGCACCTCGTAGGCGATATCGGTGAACAGCCGATCCTTCCCCTCGTGCAGCATCCCGCTATCGAGGCGGTAGGGTGTGGCGGTGAAGCCGACGACCTTGAGCAGGCCGGCGTTGACCTCGTTCAGCTGGGCCAGGAAGGAGCGATACATGCCGCTGTCGCCGCGACCCAGCAGGTGCGCCTCATCGATCAGCACCAGGTCGCAGCGCTGCACCTTGTAGGCATGCCGGTAGATGGACTGGATGCCGGCGAACAGGATCTGCGCGCGGATGTCGCGGCGGGAGAGGCCGGCCGAGTAGATCCCGGCTGGTGCCTCGGACCAGGCACGCATCAGTGCCAGGAAGTTTTGTTGGATCAGTTCCTTGACGTGGGTGAGGACCAATACCCGCGTGTCGCGGTAGCTCTCGATGGCCTCACGGATGAAGCCGGCAATGACGACGGACTTACCGGTCCCGGTTGGCATGACGACCAGCGGGTTGCCAGTGTTCCCGGCGAAGTAGCTGTAGAGCGCGTCGATGGCGTCGCGCTGATAGGGGCGCAAGGATAGGGTCATGCTGGCACCCCATCACGCCATTCCGCGCCGTCGGGCATGCGGTAGCTGACCCAGTCCTCGCCGGCATCGGTCTGTGTGCCGGGGACAAGGTCGGGGATCAGGAGGTGGGCGGCACAACCGCGGCGCTGGTCGTCCAACGACAGCAGGCAGATGTGCCGCGCACAGTGCCAGCCGCCGTCGGCCACCGGTGTGCTGTGCAGGCAGGAGCGGCAATGGCGCTCCGGCAGGAGTCCTTCATGGCAGACGGCGTAGTGGTCGCAGAACCGGCATTGCCACCAGGTGGGATCGTCGCTGATGCGGGCCGGCGGGTGCGCTGCTCGGATGATGCGCTCGGCCTTGGCCAGCAGGCGGAGGCCGGCCTCCGCGTCGGCGCGCACCCGCTCCTGGTAGAGCTCGTCGGTGTTCTTGTTGACCGCCAGATAGAAGGCTCGGTCCAGCCCGGCGAGGTGCATATAGACCTGCATCTGCGCCCAGTGCGCCGTCTTCGATGCGGCAACGCCGTCCTTCTGCAGGGCGAGGAAGGACTTCTCGCTATGGGTCTTGAACTCGCAGACGTGCCAGGTCTTCGGCGCCTCTGGCAGGCCGATTGCCACCGCGTCCATGCTGCCACCGAAGTGGCCCGTCGCGTCGCGAAGCGTCCATTGCCGTCCGGTGGCCGGGTCGAGGTCGAGCACGGTGACGCCGATGCGGCGCAGGTTCGCCACGAAGCGTGCCTCGGCCAGATTCCCGGTCTCGAACAACCGCAACAGCCGACCGGTGTGGCGTGCCCGGCTGGCCCACCTGAAGCCGTACCAGATGGCCCGGTCGCAGCCCCCGCCGATCACCGACGCGCCGAGATGGGCGCGATACCCATCGGCGCTGTCGGCCTCGTACGCGGCATAGATCGCCGCGACGGTCAGTTCGGGGGGAGGAGGCAGAGACGCCATGGTCAGCCCGCGCGGCGCCAGGGTGGGGTGGAGGCAGTGGCTGTCGGCGCCGGACGCGGAGAGGGAGGGGCAGTGCGTGGAGTGGTCGTGGTCGCCACGGGCGCGCGGGCCGCAGGCACTGGACCGAGCGGCGCATAGCCCTTGACCTTGTTCTGCTTGCGCTGCTCGTGCACCGGCAGGTGCTTGTCCCGGCTGTCGGGCTCGACCGCGACTGTCACCTGGAGCGGGCGCAAGTGCAGCTGCTCGCTGTCACTGACCTGGAGCTCCCCCACCGCATGGCAGATCGCAGACAGGGCACGCTGCGCGATCTCCACCGTCTGCTGATTCGCATTCACCAGGTTGAGCTGATCCCAGATCTTGCGGCCCTGGTGGGGACCTTCGAGCACATCGAGCTCGAGCCAGAGAAACTGGCCATTGCCGGCCTTGGTCGGTCGCATCTCGCTCTGCACGATCTGCGCGACGTAGCGCCCGGGCGGGAGCAGTTCGAAGGGAGCGGCGGGCTCGACGGTGTTGGCGTCGAAATGCTGGTTGAGCTGGGCCATGTCAGTGGACCTCCTCCGCGGCGGGCGCGGTCTCTCCGGTGTAGAAGGGGATGCCCGCGGCGAGCGTTGGCCAGTCGAGGGCCAAGGTGTCGGGCAGGCCAAAGCGGTTCTTGGCGAGGTAGGCGGGCCGCTCGGTGGTGTGCAGCAGCCGGTCACCGCCGCTCACGCCCCGGACCACCTTCTTGCCGAAGCCGGCGTCAGACTTCAGCGTGCTGATGCGGTAGTTGGCGAACAGCACGGCATCGACGTGCTCCTGCACCAACGCCGCCGCACGGGCGTGCAGCTTGGGCTGGTAGCGGTCGTAGGGCTCGGTCTCAGGACTGTCGAAGCGTTTGATGTCGGCGTGGGCGATCAGGATCACGCCCATGCCGCGCTCATTGCGCAGCAGGTTCAGCCCGTCGAGGAAGCCACGCCAGGTATCGACCGCGGCGGTGTAGCCCTTGCCGAACCCGGGCTGCTCGATCGACGCCCAGGGGCTGGGCTGGATGGCACAGGTATGCTGCCAGATCATCGGCTCCAGCCAGTCGAGGCTGTCGAGCACCACGGTCTGAAAATCGTGCGGCTGGCCATACAGCACGTCGAGCGCGTCCTGGACGTCGCCATAGCTGCGCAGCACGCCGAAGGTTGCGGCGTCGATGCCACCGAGCCCGTCCTCGGTCTGCAGGAACACCGGGTTCGGTGCGGCGGCGGCGAGCTTGGTCTTACCGACACCGGCGACGCCATAGACCAGGAGCCGGGGCGGCTGGGCTTCGCCACCGCGGCGGAGGGATGCGAGGGAGATTGCCATCACGCGGTCTCCCGGCTGGGCCGAGGCTTGGCCTTGACGACGTCGACGTCGATCTGCCCGCCGGCGCGCGCAACGGCCTCGGTGAAGCTGTCGAGCGTCGGCTCAAAGGCCGCGACGTCCTTGGCCCTGGCCATGGCGTCGCCCGCCAGCGGGATGGCGACCTGGATGCGCAACTCGTGCATCACTTCTCTCCCGTCAGCAGAATGCGCAGGACATTGGTCAGCCGGCGGTCGATCTCCTCGAGGTCCGGCGACCCGGTCTCGGGGTCGAGGGCATCAAGCGCCATGCCCGCCTGCCCAGCGGCCTTGATGAGGATGTCGACCAGCATCGGCACGGCTTGATCGCCGGCGTCACGCACGCGCTGGCCGAGGGGGACAAAGGTGTTCATGGTTCGGTGCTACTCAGGGTGTAGGTCGGTCGGCCCGCGCCCATGGTGCGGGCCGGTTCGAACAGGGCGCGGATGCGCGGCGGCCAGGCGGCGTAACGGCTCTCTGGCACGCTCATCTCGACCGCCACGTAGTCGGCGGGGTCCTCCCCCCATCCGCGCAGCACGGCCACGGCATCGCGCAGCCGCGCTTGGTCCCAGTCGGTGCGCTTCGGCAGATCGGCGACGACCTCGAAGCCGCCGACGTGGAACCGCACCCGACCGGTGTCCCTGCCCTCGATGCGGCGGGTGACCGCGGCCTGGTCGCCAAAACGGCTGTGCAGCGCGGTGGCGAGCTTGTCGCCGAGCGTCTTGGCATCGGCCTTGAGCGTCGCGACGTCCTCGGCGAGCAGGGCGAGATGATCAATGGGGAGAGCGGCCAACTGCGGCACGCCCATGGTGCGCAGCTCGGCCAAGGTGGTGCGGTTGCTCGTCATGGAGGCTCCTCGGGTGTTGGACACGGATCAGGCGACCTGGCGGGCAATGGGATCAGAGGGCGCGACGGGACCGAGTTCGGCACCGCGCCGGCGTTCCCGCCGATCGGCATCGCCATCCGCATCGGCGCGGGCGCTGCGCCCAGCGACTTCCAGCCAGACGTGCAGGGGCAGCACCACGAACGGCGCTGCGCGGTCGCGCCAGAGGAACAGGGCATCATTGTCCCCGAGCCAGCGCTCCAGCGTGCGGAAGCCACTCCCCTCGCCACGCGCCTTGACCTCGGCCTTCACCGGCGAAGCACCGCGGACGTAGAGATCGACGTCGGCCCCATTGCCGCGATAGTGGCTGGCTCCGGAAAGCGGGACGCGTTCCGCCCGCAGCCCTGACTTCGTGTGGATCTCGACGATGGCCCGCTCGCGGCGCAGCCCCTTGTCGCGCGATGCCTTACCCATGGGCGCGGCTCCTGCGGATGGAAGCGATCTCGGCCAGCAGGCGCTCATCCACTGGCCGGTTGCTGAGGCGAGCGACCCGAGCGACCGCGGTCCAGTAGCGGGCGGGAATGCCGCGCTTGCGCCAGGCCCGCACCGTGACCGCCTCGACATCGAGGACCTCGGCAAGCTCTGCGGCGCTCGGCCACAGGGCGATCACCTCGGCGAAGCTGCGCGGCGGGATAACGGGCGGTGGAGCCGCACGGTGTCGCAGCTCCTCGCCCTTGTTGGCGGGGGCGCTGACGGCGGCTGCTGACCGGGGGAATGCGCTTGGGCTCATGCGCAACAGATACAGACTGTCGCGGCACAACAACAAGACTTGAAGTAGCGAAATTTTAGGGCTACACAAGCGCGCAGAAAGCGCTACATAATGCAACGCATGGAATCGACAGCAGACCGTCTCAAGCGGCTCCGCGAGGAGCGCGGCATTGGCAGTGGCGCCGAACTGGCGCGCATGTCAGGCGTTCCAGAGGCCACATACCGAGCCTATGAAAGCGGACGGCGCCCCCTGACGCCGCGGGCAGCCCGCGAGTTGGCCGCCGCATTGGGGATCACATGGCAGGCGCTGCTGTTCGGCAAGGATGCGCCGGTATTGCAAGGCACGGTCACAACTGCTGAGCAGGCCTCCGCCCTTCTGGATCAACGGACAAGCCGCAAGCCGCGGGCACCACGATCCCCGTCGGCGGGCAACCTCCCCGCCGAGATCGTCAGCATGGGAGGAGACTCCTGGGCGCTCTTGCCAGTCTACGACACACGCGCTTCGGCCGGCCCGGGCCGCGAGATTGACAACGAGACGGTGATCTACCGCATCGCCTTTCGCGAAGAGTGGGTGCGCTCGGTGACCGCAGCACCACTCGAGGACTTGGCCGTGATCGCCGTCGACGGCGATTCGATGGAGCCAACCCTGCGCCAGGGCGACACGGTACTGGTCGACTTCGGGCAGAAGCGGCCCCAGCGGAAGGATGGCATCTACGTCATTCGCACCGATGGTGGGTTGCAGGTGAAGCGACTGCAGGTCGACCTCGCGAGCAGACATTTGGTGGTGCTGTCGGACAACAAGGCGTACGAGGCGCAGCACGGCATTCGTCCGGAGGATCTCACCGTGGTCGGGCGGGTGATCTGGCTGGGACGGCAGATCGGGTCGTAACGCGCTGAAGCCGCGGCCCATCATGTAGCGCTACAAATACGCGCTCCCCGACGGCGTGCCGATGTGTATCGTAGCGCGATGCACACCCCGTTACGCTCCTCACTGGCCCTCCCGACCCAACTGCCGGCCAACCTCCAGGAAGTCTGCGCCATCCTCGCCCTGGGCATCCTGCGGCTGCGCAGCCGCATTGCCGGGGAATGTGCCGACACCTCCGCCGAAGGTCGGGAGCGTGGAGACATTCGCCTACACTCCACCGCCCGGCAGCGCCTCCATGCGAACCCCAAGAGAAAGGGAGTCGCATGACCACGTTGATCACCTCCATCCCCAAGGACACCGTCCTGGCCCGGCTGGCCGCGCTGCACGCCATGCCGATCGCGCAGCTGAAGCAGCAGTGGCGGGACCTCTTCGGCAAGGAGCCGCCGCCCTTCAGCCGGACCTACATCCAGAGCCGGCTGTCATATCGGATCCAGGAACTGGCCTATGGCGGCCTCAAGCCCCAGACGGTGGCGAAGTTGGAGGCCATCGGCGAGCAGCTCGATGGTGGCAACGCCATCATCCGGCGCATCCGCCACCAGGATAAGCCGATTGCTGGCACCAGGCTCATCCGCGAGTGGAAGGGGGTGCAGCACACCGTCACGGTGCTCGCCAATGGCTACGAGTGGGAGGGTCGTCCCTACCAGTCCCTGTCGGCCGTGGCTCGCGCCATCACCGGCACCAGATGGAACGGCTTCACCTTCTTCGGCCTCAAGAACCAGCGGGGGCTGGCATGAGCAAGAAGCCCGCCGCCGCGCAGGTCCGCAAGATCCGCTGCGCCATTTACACCCGCAAGAGCACCGACGAAGGGCTGGAGAAGGAGTTCAACACGCTGGACGCCCAGCGTGATGCCTGCGCCGCGTATATCGTCAGCCAACGCCACGAGGGCTGGATCGAGGTGCCCGACTACTACGACGACGGCGGCTACTCGGGTGGCACCCTGGAGCGTCCGGCGCTGACGCGTCTGCTGGCTGACATCGAGGCGGATAAGCTGGACGTGGTCGTAACGTATAAGCTGGATCGGCTGTCCAGGTCCCTCATCGACTTCGTGAAGCTGATGGAGACCATGGAGGCTCATAGGGTCACCTTTGTGAGTGTGACTCAATCTTTTAACACAACGACCTCGATGGGGCGGCTGACCCTGAATATCCTGCTCAGCTTTGCTCAGTTCGAGCGCGAATTGATTGGCGAGCGCATCCGGGACAAGTTCGCTGCCTCCCGCGCCCGCGGTATGTGGATGGGCGGCAAGGTGCCGCTCGGCTACCGGGTCGAGGCCCGCAAGCTGCT